TCTACTGCTAATCTATAATCAGGCCAGAATTTTAATCCAAGCCTAACTTGAGAAGTTTTGATTCTATAATTAGCTACCATAAAACCAAAACTATCTGCATGGTCTTTTTCCTTAAATACATAGATGTAGAACTTATTCATCTCTTTCAAAAGCTCTTCAGATTTTCTAACGGGAATTACTTTATAACCATCTTTATATAAGGTATCTGATATTAAACAAATCCAATATTGGTCTTCGGTATACTTTCTCCTTGCCTTACACTTAAATCTTTCTTCGATTCTTTCAAGTAACCAGTTAGGCATTTTCTTATGATCCAATAGATACTTAATATATATTTTATGTTTCTTATTTACCCTACGTTTATAAGCAGAGGGTCTCTGTAACATTTTAGGTAATATTCTAAAATTATTCCATCTATCAAACTCTAGAATTAACTCTAACGTATCAAGGTCCCATCCATTATCAGATTCCTTTAATCTACCAATGTTCTTAGTAATTAATTTTTCTGATACTGGGTTTAGTAGGTTAACTGAAAGGCCCGTGTATAAGCGGGCTTCTTTAACTGTTTTACGGTCACAAATACAGGCAGTTATATATTCCTTAAAATCTTCTGTACATGGCCCATCCCATCTGAATAGATCATCATGTTTCTGTAAAAATCCACTAAACATTTTTAGGAATATCTCTGCCCTCTCTTTTATTTCAAGGTACTTATAGTGAGATAGTTTCATCATCTCTCCTACTTCCCATGAAGATTTACCTGTACCTAAAGTTAAATACAAGGAATTCTGCTCATTAGGTAATAACCAACTCCAAGCTTTATTAGTTCTATCATCCATAACTTTAATATTGTTTCTTATCCATTATTTGATCTATACCATCTTGAGTAATATTATCTGGATCATGTTCTAGATTAGTAGCCTGTATAACATCTGGATCATAATGAAGATATACGCTATAGAGTATATTATCAAAAGGTAGTGTTAACTTCATAGTACCATTTAGTACGAATGTTTCAACTGTTACTTGTTTATTTAGATAATCTACTCTTTTAACTGTAGCCTCTACTCCCTCATAAGGATATCCTTTTAGATGTATATAATCACCAGGCTTAATGTTTACTAAATCATCTAAAGAATATTTCTTATTCTCATTAGATATCTTTATAAACCTTCTTACCTCAGATCTATCTACCATAGCTATAAGAGAAAAATCATCCCAGTCTTCGGCATTATCTATCCTAACTCTCTTTTTCCTACTATGTAAAGTTTCAGTATCTCTAAGCCATGAATGAATGCCAGGTATCTTTTTCCTCAGTTTATTCATAAAAGTTCTAGAATAAGCTAATTCCCTGGGCATTCTCATAAAACCATAATTAAAAAGAACTGGCTCCTCAGTAAAGATCATCTTACCTTTTATAGTTTTTCGTAAGATATTAACTGTAGGTATTATAGCTTTTATTCTTTTATAATGATATTTCTTTAATTGATCGTTAGTACCTTTCCATGATTTCTTTTCTAAGTAGAAAAGGCAATAAACATATTTAGTAGGATCTCTTTCCATAGGAGTAGTAATATTTATCTATTTTTAACTATCATTTTAGCTAACTTATGTACTCTTTTATAAGATACTTTACTTAGAACAGCACTTGCCATGAAGATATACAGGTTTAGCTCATTACCTATATTAAAAACCATATATCTGGTATCTTTTACAAAAGGTATAAATTCTTTGGCTAAATCCTCTCCTACTGCCATGAAGAATTCATTAGATGGCATTGAATTATATCTCATTATTAGGATAGGTACTTTTGCAGATCGAAGAGCATCATTAGTAGCCTGATTCCAGAATTTTTCTACTTCACTACCTTTAGTACCTAATAATATATGTTCAAATTTAATATCCTTATAACATTTACATTCTACAGATATTTTACACCTATGAGCATGACGTTCATCTGTACACATAACATCTGAAGCTAGATCACGGCTTTGGTGATTTGCTCCACTATAAGGAGTTCTACCAAATTTATAACCGGTCCAGTCACTCATCCATTTAGCAACTGTTCTCTCAAATTTATTACCTTTTCTCTTAGAGTTAACCATATTTGTATTGTATATTATATTTATATACCTTTATAGTACTTGTACTGTACTAACTCCACCTTGTTTTTTAACTTGCAAGGTTTTACAATTCGATAAAGGTAAGGAATCTTGATGGGTAATTAAGAATAGGGTTTTGTCTTCATAAATGTTATTAATAAGAGATACTACTAAATCTATATTCTCATGGTCTAAGGATTCAAATACTTCATCTAAGAAAGCTATATTTATACCTTTACTAGCTGTAAGAGATTCATTCATAGCAAAAGCCATAGCAACATTAGCTAATTGTTTCTCTCCACCAGATAACTCATCGTAATCTATTACTATATCCCCTCTTTCGATTAAAGTTATAAAATCTTTTTTAGTAGATCCCAGGTCTATATCGAAAGAAATTCTAAACCCTAAAACTTTTGAGTAATTCTCTAAGGTCTTATTTAATAGGTCAAGGCTTGAATTAAATAAATAAGCTTTGATACCTTTGTTTGATAAAGGATCTTCTATTAACCATTCAACATCTTCCAGCTGTTTGTTTGCTTTCTTTAGCTTAGCTTCTATATGCTTAAGCTTTTCTTTCATTTCTAGAGCTTTCTTTTTATATTTCGGGGATAATATATGGAGTTTTTCTTCCTTTAATTCTTTGATTTGGTCCTTTATATCCTCTATTCTACGATTTAAGTCTTTTTTATTACTTTTATCTCGATATAGATTTGCCCTATCCCTTTCATATTTAGAAATTTTATCCTTTAAGCTATATTTCTTATCTGAATAAATATCTATTGCCTTGAAAGATTCCTTTATTATCTTCATCTTAGATAAAGCTTTATCAGCATTACCTTTCTCAAGTAATCTTATTACTTTATCTATAACATCTATTACAGGTATATCTGAAAGATTTTTGGCTTTCTCGAGTTTAGTGTTTACTTGGGTTAGGTTTTTCTTTAGCTTATTTATTTTATCTTCTGCTTTTTCTATACCTTGTTCAGGATCACCTATTTTAGAAAGCTGTTCTTCTAATTTAGTCTTATTAGCCTTTAAGTTTCTTTTCTTATCTTTTATATCAGACTTAAAAGAATCTTCTCTTTCTTTGAGGTCATAATATGTTTCTCTAGTACTTTCAAATTCATTATTAAATGATTTATACTCATGTTCTATATCATTTACTTGCATTTTAACATCATTCCTCATTTTAACTGCCATATCTTTAGCAATATTAAGAAAATTGAGATTAAATACTTCCTCAAACAATTTCTTCTTATCAGAGTTAGATTCTTGAATAAGCCTCTGTATACCTTGTCCAAACATTATAGAGTTTAGGAACAATTTATATGATAAGCCTATTTCATTTACTATATACTCTTGTAGTTTAGCCTTACCTTTTATATCTATAAAGTCTACATCTTTCTGTACAATAAGTCTATCTTTACCTTTAGCTCCATCTTCTAAACATTGGGTGTAATTTTGACATCGAGTGATTACATATGTACTATCACCTTTTTGGAAAGTTACATCTACCCTTGTTCCATTATAATCTTTAGATCTGATTTCTTTCCAAGTATTTACTTCTGAATTACCCTTTAGAGTTTTACCATATAAACACCAAACAAGGGCAGAGAATATTGTTGATTTTCCTTGCCCGTTTGAAGCCTTAACTAATACAGTTTGCTTCTCATTCAAACTTATATAACTTTGTCCTTCATATGAACAAAAGCCGTTTATCATCAATCCAATAAATGTTATCATTGTTCCTCGGATTTATTTAAGATGTTAATTAAAAGATTTTCTCTATTCTTATCTTTTATACCAGTAGTCCTCATATAACGTTTAGCTAGACGTTTTTTAGATAACTGCTTAGTAATTTTATGTTCTACTATCTTTTCTACTCTAGATTGTTTTGGGATAACTGTATAGTAGTTACCATCATCCTTTACTTCTTCTTCTGATTCTACATCAATGAACTTTGGAAAGTTATCTAAGGGTATAAACTTTAATGATAAATCTTCATATAACTCCCAGTAACCCATTTCACAATTTTTATCAGTTCTACGCTGTTGTAAGGGAGCTCCTACCATATATACCTTCTTAGCCAATCTCTGGTGTTTATGTATATGACCACATAATACTAAATCAAACTTATTTAAGGTATTTATATTAATATTCTCTACAGAATCAATACGTCTACCATCGGTATCAGTAGCACCTGGATAATCAGTATGCAATAATAGTATATTCTTACTATCCTCATCTAATTTCAATTTAGAGATATATTCACATAAACCTACATTGTGATCTATGTAGGGTATACCGTGTACAGTAATATTTAGCCCTATGTCTATAGATTCTTTATTTAATATCTTAAATCCCCATTCTGAAGGACCAAATCCTTCAAAACAATCTAAGATAGATTTAGTTAGATTATCTATCTTATTTACTGAAGGTAGTTCATGGTTTCCACTTATGGCATAACATCTAAACCTTGGATATTTAGAATAACATTCTTTCTGCCATTGAGTAAACCTTACGAGTAGTGAAGTATCTAATACATTAGGTTTATGAAACATATCTCCACAAAATAAAGCTGGTACTTTTAACTTATTACATTTTTCAGCTATTAATGAGAGAACCTTGAAACCATTCTCAGTTCTCTCATTATTTTCGTTAAACTTTGCCCATTGATTCAGATGTAAATCTGAAAAGGCTAAAGCTACTATTTTCTTAGATTTTGTCATAAATGAAGTTCATTATATATTCAGATCTAATATCTAATTTAGGTTCTTTAACTATCATGATTCTAGTTTCTCCATGTATAGTATCAAGTTTCCATATCTCAACTCCTTCCTTAGATTGAGTACTAGGTCTATACCAATGATTGTTGACTACATGTACTTCTCTAATAAATTGAGCCTTCCAATACTTAATCACTGCTTTCATTATAGAAGATATTTCACATTGGAAAAATCCATTGGTGATTCTCTTTTTATTATCTTCTACTATCCAGTTACCTATAAGCTCTGGAGTAAAATCTAACAGTATGAGATGTGAACAATATTGAGCGGTAAACATTTTACATAAATCCATAAAATGTTTTACCTCACACTCAGGGATTTTATCTGCTTGCTTATATATAAAATAAGAAGCTACATCCAAAAAGCTACGATCACTTATAAAGGATTCTTCATCTTGGAAACGTTTCTTCCTTAGATTTAATACTTGGAAGTCTTCCATGTACAAAGTTTTAGGATCTTTAGCCAACATCTCCTGATGAGTTTGTTCTTTTGTCTTAGGTAATAAATCAGATACTGAACCAGATATAAAGTTTATATCAGCTACGTTACCTATCCTTTCAGCTAAAGTAGTCTTACCTATACCAGAAGGACCTGCAAACATTACCTTATTCTTTTTTTCCATAAGTTCTTTCTATTTGTTTATTGAAGTTATCTATGAATAGTTTTGAATAGAATGATCCAAGACTATATTCGTTAACTACTCTTTCTAAAGCTTTTACTTTGATTTTACCTTCTTTAGGAATTCTCATCGGTAAAGTCTTTATAGGATGATGATTGATAAACCATCTTAAGTCAATCATCTTCTTATTCCTATCGTAGACTTCTTTCATCTTCTTATGATCTTCATCTCCTTTAAGATAGGTGTCAGATTCTAAGTAGTTTTCGATACAGGTATAATCATCTAAGAATTTCCTTGCCTTCTTTTCTCCAATACCTGGGTAGCCTGGGATATCATCAGATTTATCTCCAACTAAGCAAAGCCAATCAACACACTCCTTTGCAGAATAACCATTTATTACTTTGCAATTAGAATCATATATTAGTTGATCTTTACGCACATTAAAAATCATCGTAGTTTGCTTTACAAGCAATTGATTAAAATCTTTATCTGCAGTAATTAAGATTCTTCTAGATTTCTTAGGAGCCCACTTGATAGCTAAATGTGCAAGGAAGTCATCTCCCTCATAATTATATTCCTTATTCTTATCATATACGTATTTGATACATAGGATCCTCAATAACTTCTGTATTACCTTCTTTTGACTATGTAAAGATTCATAATCCATGGATATGTTCTTTCTATGAGCCTTATAAGTAGGTATGATCTCAGTACGATATTTTGAATGACCATTATCAAATACTACTACCACATCATCAGGCCTAAACCTATATAGATAAGTCTGTAAAGACTTAAAGAATCCAAAGATTGCTCCACTTGGTTTACCATCTACTGATTTGAAATTCATAAACTTATGGTAAGATTGATGGAGAAGTCCCTCTCCATCAACCAATACTATAATCTTACGATTAATATTACGCCTCTTCTTCCTCATAGTCATCATCCTCCTCATAATCTCCTGATATACCTTCTACAGGATATAAGTTTTTATCTATACCTTCTAGTAACTTTTTAGTAGTTCCTAAAGTGTTTATACCTTCTTTTCTTATTAACTTTCTACGAAGATCATCGTTGTCTTCTAATAAAGCCTTAAACTTCTCTGCTCCTCTACATAAAGTTTTACCTTTATAGGTGAATGTACCTGAATGAGATTTCTCTACTATACCGTCTTCTACTAGAAGTTCATCTAAGAAATGTAAACGATCAAAACCTACTTCATCTACATATTTAGGATTATTATATAAAGGAGAAGCCTTTAAGGTAGGTCCAGGAGGAGCAACTTTATTTTTAATGGTTCTTATTGAAGTTACTCTACCGATCTTCCTTTCCTTACCTTTTATCTTTTTGGTAATCTGTTTACCTCCGTATAAACCTATTCTTAATGAAGCATAGAATCTTAAAGCTTGTCCTCCTGGAGTAGTATCAGGATTTTCAAACATACCTGCTTTTAGATTCTTTCTTAACTGATTGATATAAACCTGGGTTATACCTAAAGAATATAACATTTCATTACGTATACGGAAGAATTTATATATTGCCTTAGCTCTGTTACCCATATCAGCAGAAGCATTATCCATTTCTGAATCTATATTAGCGTCTGTATCTAAAGCTGATACTGAATCTAATATTAATAGGATAGGTTCATTATGAGTTAACTGAGATCTCCAATATAAAGATTGAGCAGCTATCCAGTCAGAAATTTTTTCAATAGAAGTATTTCTATATACTACGATTTTAGATAAGTCTAAGCCGTTAGATTCTGCCCAAGAATTAGTAAATACTTGTTCAGCATCTACCCATAAAACTACTCCACCTAAATATTGAGCACAATATGCAAAATCATAAGCCATTAGAGTTTTACCTGAAGATTCTTCTCCGAATAGTTCCATAATTTTACCGTAAGGGATTCCTCCACCAGTAATCTTATTAAAAGCTAAAAATCTTGAAGGTAACCAAGGTGATTTAGATTCATCTACCTCTGCAGGTACATATTGACCGGCAAATTTCTTTTGTAATTCTCGTAGAGAAGGTATCTTTATTTTCTTTCTACCTGCCATAGTGTATTATTTATAAACAAAATAGGGAAACAGCTACCGATTAAAATAACTATCTCCCTATCAATTAAACATTATAAACTAACTCTCATATTAGATATCGCCATGGCGACTCTTTTTCTTCTTTTTCTTATCCTTAGATGACTTCTTTTTCTTCTTTGGAGTATCATCATCGTCGTCATCATCCGGAGTATTATTTAAGAACTTATTAAGTTCTTCCTCAAGCTCTTCATAAGACTTAACTTGAGATTTTACCATACTCATCAAATCTACAGGTTCAAGAAGTTTCTTATCTACCTTAGTAGGTTTACAGTTACGAACTGAATATGATGTATCGAATCTACCTGAACCAGAACGATCAATCTTAATATCATAACCATTCTTAGGATCAGTCATATCTCCAGCTTCATCTTCATCGAGGAAAAGTTCAATGATATCTTGGTATACAGATGCAGGTATCATAATTGATCTTGGTTTACGATCGTAATCCAATTCTTTACCCTTTTCATCTTTATATACCAATCCGGCAATTACATACCTACGTGAAGGAACCATTTTCTTGGCTAACTTCTTATCATCTTCATCTTTTGAATCCTTCAACTCTTTGTACTTCTCCATAATCGGACAAGGTTCATCAAATGAAGCTGGAGATATAACAGAATGATCACCTAAGTAGAATCTAATAACTTCGATTCCAATTTCCTCATTAGGACCAGCACTTACGATTCTTACTCGTGTAGTACCATTACCGGGGAATACAAAACCATTTCCTGATCCCTTTTCAGCTAGTTTCTTTTTTCTAGCTAACATCTTCTCTCTGGTAGTTTGACCAGAAGAGGATAATTTCTTTTTCTCTTTTTTCATCTTACTTATTTGGATTGTTTTCTGTAAATAATATCTCATTTAATGATAAGATAGTAAACTTATAGTCTTCTAATTCTCCTACAAGTTTTGGATCAAAGTTAACTTCCTTACCAGCATATTTTCCGTATGTAACTACCTTTCCTACTCTGATAAGATCATGGTAGGTTTTATATTCTTCCGTTATCTCTCCAATAGATATGATAACTCCTTTGTTAGGTATGGTATCTTCTCCACGAGAAGATGGTAAGATTATACCACCACTAACTATTTCTTGATTATTAGGGCTTAATATAAGCACCCTGTTTTCAGTTAATCTTCCTCCAATACTGCGTATCTTATCGGAAATTTTGAAAGCTTCTACTTCGCTTGTAAATTTTAATGGAATGTACATTGTTTTAATGTTTAACGTGTTATTTTTAATCTTGTATATTCAAATAGTAAAGGCTATTGCTTTCTTAGATTTGCAGATAAAGTCCTGATCACATTCTCTCTACTTTCATAAGCTTTACATAAAGAAATGAATTGAGCAGCTTTCTCTGTCATTTTTAAGTAAGCATTGAATCTAGATATATATTTGTGATTGGTATTTGCTTTGTTAGATACATAATCATTATTCCACTGAGGATTAGCATTCTTATAAAAGTTCCATGCTTCACTATAGGCTACATCCTTTTCTTTTGCTAGTTCTTCTCTTCTACGTATATATTTATCACGAATATTGCATAAAATAAAATAACTAGACGGTATATCTCTTAACTGAGAATCTAACCTATTCTTATCTATAGATAATTCCTTTTGAATATCTATGACAATAGTTTTACCTTGATACTTAACCTTTACAGGTTTTATATTAATATCCATACTACTTTATTTTAAGTAACTGACTTTTCTTACCATCTTCATTTACCAACATGATATTACCTTGTTGATCTACATGGAATGATTTACTGTTTTTAGCAACTTCTAAAATTCCTCTAAAAGCCATGTCTTCTTTTACACCTTTGAAAGGATAATTCATCATACCCTTATATTTATTTAGTAAATTATAGATGTTATATAATCTATAGAGAGATAGTTCATCTAAACCAGCTTTATCTATTATCTGCATAAATAAAGCAAAGTATATATGCAATGTATCTTCAAACTTAGAGGAATCTACCTCATCCATAGTTAATACAGACTTCCTATTTAATTCTTCTACTAACCATATAAGTTTATTAAGAGTTCTCTTTATCTCCTTTACTATTTGCTTATTGGATTGAACTAAATCTAAACTAGCCCATTCCATAGCTTTCTCAGCTTGCTCAAAACCTTGAGCTGCTGCTCCAGCTAATATATATGCCAGATTTAATTTCCTATTAGCCATTACTTTAGAAAAGGATGTAGTCTTATCTTCTGCCATTTGTTATAATATTTTAGTTATAAAGATATAGTTTCTGATCTATTTCCTCTTATACATTTCATACTATTCTCATGAGGTAGTAAGTTTTTACAACTTGGGCAAGGTATATACCTATGTAATAAATCCCTCATAAAATAAGTATCTTCAAGCTGATACTCAAAATTATTATCGCAATATGGACAAATCATAATAAATCTATCCAAGCTTCTTGTAGTAGGTTTCATATTCTTTGAATTGTTTCTTAAATACTTTTGGAAAATCTTTGATGGATATGTTTTTATACTTCATATATTGCTTATGAAAATCTTCTTCGTTATATTCTCCATTCAACAGCTTATTATAATCATATAAAGGTACAAATGGTAATTCTTCAGCCATAGTTCTACCTATTTCAAAATCCATTGACATATCTACATCATTGATTTGAAAACCAAAATATTCTTTTGTCTTTGGATTCCTAAATATATTCCACATATGATATACGGTGTATATATTTATATCGTTTGGCTTAGTGTTAAAATAATTAGCATCATGTACTAAACATACAGAATCCATTTGAGGGAACTTCCTCTGTTTCATGGACCAATATAATAAGATTGACCCAAATAAACACATATCTGAAGCAGCTGATTGACATGGAGCATTTACAGATAATCTTATAGCATAAGCTACTTCTGACCTATCTTCTGAAAATACTTGTGGTAATCTTCTTTTTCTTCCAAATAAACTAGATATATAACCCTGGTTTTTAAGAACCCTCTCCTGATGTTTCATAAATTTCTTTATCTTAGGATGTTCAATAAAGAATTCATCTAATTGTTGTTGAGCTTCAGTAGGTGTTACTATTAAACCTGCCTTTGGATCTGATAACTTCTCAGCTAAAAGTTTAGCTTGTATACCATAGATAATACCGAAAGCAATTTGCTTAGCCTGTTTACGTCTAGTGCTCCATAATTTATGTTCTGGATGATTTTCATCATCTTTTGCTGCAAGAGCTTCTTCATAAGTTACTCCATATTTCTTTGCTGCAATAGCTAAGTGAGGATCTTGATTTTCTGCAAAAGCCTTGAGATAAGTTTCATCTCCTGATAGGTGAGCCATGATTCTTAATTCTGCCTGTGAAAAGTCCATTGCAAAATATAAAGTACCAGGATTAGCTACTAATTGTTTCTTAATATTAGGGTCTACTGAAGTTTTAGGTATTTGTTGCATATTAGGCTCTGAAGATGAAAGTCTACCACTGGTAGTTCCAATGATATTGAATTTACCGTGTAGTTTAGAATCATCTTGTACCTTTTCATTCCAACCTTCTATATAGGTTTTATACATTTTCTCTAACCCTCTTAACTCTAATAGAGTATCAAGGAATATTGCTTTTGGAGATTTAGGATCTTTTACAGTTAACCTTAATTCTACTAAAGCATCTTCTGCTGTAGACCTTCCTCCAGTATCAGTATATTGAGTACATTCAAAATTAAATCCTTCATATATCAAAGCCGGTAAGTCTTTCTTACTGTTTAGATTTAGAGGATTCAATAAATTTTTCTCTGTTTTCGTAGTAAATACTCCAGCTAATATGTTTTCTATTTTCTTTTCTCTACTAGCAATTTTTCTTTCACTACCAGGTATTTCTTCTAATTGAGTTATTTCATCTCTTAGTTTTTCTAAATAGGCATCTATTCTTTGCTGAATATACTTTTTAGTAAACTTCTTAACCCTTGGTAAATTATATATTACCTCATAAGCATTATTTATCTTAGGTTTATAAGTTTCTAATAACTCTTGGTTAAAGGTTCTGTCCAGATATAATCCATTCTTCTCTACCGTTTGTAATACCCTACTAGCAGGCATTATCATATTACGGAAAAGATTATACATATCTTTTTCTATAATCATATTTTCAAAGAATATAGATAATCTGAAAGTATAATCAGTATCTTGACAACCGTATTGACATAGAGGTTTTAATGGTTTCTTATCCCAAGGTATTTTATCAAAACCTTTTTCACTCTCATAATTAGAAGCCCATGGTAAATACCTTTTTACCATATCTTTCAAACCATTTGGACGTTCTTCATTAAGAACATATTTAGCAAGCATACCATCTATTAGTGTTCCTCTTAGATATATACCATACTTTTCAAATATCTGTAAATCGAATTTAGCATTCCAAGCAATTTTAACGATATGCTTATTTTCAATTACTTCATGACCAAATCTTTTTAGAGCTTTTTTCCATTTCCATGTACTTTCAGTATACTTCTTAGTTTCAAAATGATGTAAGGGTATTGAACATCCAAAACCTGGCATACAAGTTACCGATAATATAGTAGGTCTAAAATTATTGTTATATATACCTTCTGCATTAGTCTCAAAGTCAATACAAGCATATTTAGTAGACTTACATAATTTTATAAGCCTATCTAAGTCTTTATATGATTTGATTATCTTATATTTAGTTCTCATTTATATTTATTGCTAAAGATTAAAATAAAAACGGGTATACCTAATATCCCTACTAAGTATACCCTACCAAATAACTAATGAGCTACAGATATTATATTTTGCTATCCACCAAATCATCTATGGATGATTTTAATAGATGCCAGTCTTTCTTGTAACAATGTAGAGAATCTATAGTATGAATAAGCATACCTGGTTTAACTCCTACTTTCTCAGCTACATATTCCATCATACACCATGCAAGATATACATCATCTCCAAAGTGTTGAACAAAATCTGAACTTCTCTGATGATAAGTGATGTTTAGTTTTCCTTCTCTAATAAAGAAACTATAATATACTGAACAAGGGATTCTTTTATTACCTTCGTAATAATTACAATCACTTCCAGTAAAGATAGGAAGAACTGCTTTACGAGTATCTGGGTCTGATTTAAGCAATTCAATAACTGCTTCAAGAGCTGTAAAAGTCTCTCCTTTATATTTTACAAATCTATTGATACGATCTGCATAGGTGTAATCAAATTTACCATCCTTATCAATGAACTGTTCCCACATATCTTTTCTTTGAAGATAAGCAGTTCCTGGATTAATGGGATGACCACTAATTCTCTCTTTGAATTCCATATTTGCCCATTCATCTGCATGAGTGAAAACAAATAGATATTCTTTATCAGGTAGGTTTGTAAGACAGTACTGTTTACAAAACTCTTCCTTTGTAATAAAATCTTCATTACCTTCGATCACTTTGTTCTGATAGGTTTTAGGTTTAACCTCTGTACCCATTTCCCAAAGATCTCGGCTCATCTCTGACATGAGCTCTCTTGCATTACTATAAATACGCATGTTTATTAATATTTAATTGTTATATTCTTTTATAGAATCAGCCTTTTCTATGGAGTTTAGCTAAATACTTCTTCTTATATTTCTTCCTCTGAGAATAAGTTATACAATTCTCTGGATATTCAATATCGTCATTTTCTATAACTAAATCCTTAGCTAATAAAGGCTTATACTTAAATAAATCTGGACGCATTACCTTGAAACTTCTAAGGAACACTTTATAACTAGAGAATTCCTTCTCAGTACCTTTCATGAACTTATCATATATTTCTTTTATTTTAGCATACCATTCAGTGGTTTTATCCATATTCTTAGTAACCTTCTTAAAAGATTTATGACCTCCACAGTACATTAGTAATGTTTCTATGTTACCATACATTTGAGTGGCAAATATATTAATCTGTACTCTCTGATCTTTACCATAAACATATTCAGCCATCCTTTGTATTAACAAAAGATCAAACATCAACCTTTTAGTAATCTCAGAAGCTCTCAGTATCATAGTAATAACTGGTATATCTTCTGAAAACCTTTTACTAAAGGTAGCTGCTAGTAAGCATTGCTTACCATTATTATGTTTATTGTGGAAGATGAAGGATATGTTATAATTTTGATTATACCCTACAGTCTTCATCTTTATCTGAGACTTTAATAAATCTAGTTGATTGAAGTCTAGATAATTATTTAAGAGCACTGTCCATTTTGATTGTGTGTAATTAAAATGACGACCAAAGTCAAAGTTAGGATCAACCCAAGCATTTCTAATTTTAATAAATATGTTATATACTACTGCTACACCTGCATTAGCCACAGCTCCTTTGTTAAAGAGCTGTGGATCTAATGTTATAAAACCTTCATTCAACTTCTCCCATGCTTCAGTAGAGGTAGCAAACTCTAAATCATGTACATGTTCAGAGACATCAAAGGTCATGTTCTCAAATTTTTTATTCCATCCTCCCATATTAATAACCACTATTTTGACGGAAATGATTTACTCTGTTTTTCTTAAAACATAGAGTATACAAAGTCTTAGGATTAAATCCCATTGTATAGAGATAACCAAGGTACTTAATTAATCCAAGGGCTAATTGTTCACTATATCTAGTGATATCAGTTAATTCCTGGGACTGTTTCCAAGGTTTATTCTTTAAGAAGTTTCTAGAGATATTAATATGGTATGCTACTCCCCACAACATATGATCTTCATAACGATGAAACTCTTGGTTGCTAAGTCTAAAAGCAGGTATGTAAGAATTCACATGATCTACATCTAAACCCATATCTTCAATATTAGAATCACTTAAAAGATCATATCTACAGTCTTCTTCTAATTCCTCATCTTCACTTTCAAAATCAAACATATAACTACCTAATAACATAAGATCAAGCATATTCTCAACTTTATTCCTGTTTATTCCAGCTAATAAAGGCTTTAATTTTGTATTAGCGTAGTCATAAATATCACTAATCTCAAGGTTAGCATACATCAGCAAAGCCATATAAAAAGCCATAGCATCTGCCTGCTCTTCATTAGAATTCTGAAGATTATTAGCTACCATTTGCCATTCAGAATCACTAAAGGTTTGATTATTAAAACCATGTTTTAAGTACATATCTATAACAGCAGAAGTAGATTCATAACCCTCAGCTGTTTCCTCAATTACCCTTGCAGAAAAATCCTTTAGTATCTGTTGACCCTTGAAAGTATTAATATCGATTGGAGGTAGTGGTAGATCTTTTTCGATCTTACCACAATATCCTTTCAATAGTTCGGCTTCTAGATTATAGATAACTTCTAGATAACCTTCGTTTTCTACTACTGGAGGTACTTCTCTAATATTTCTAATATCCATGATTTAATCTCCCTCTATATTGCTTGGGTTTGTTGGTTCATAAGTTTTACCTCCTTTATCGCCTGAACCAAATCCATCAGTACCTCTAGTTCCCCAATTCTTTGATTCCTTTTCATAGGTATCATTATCTATCTCCTCTGGATTTGTAAGATAAATTGGAGTATGTATCATCTGTACTAAGGGTTCTCCAGCCTTTATAGTTACTACCTGTGATGAAGTATTATAAACAGCTAAGTTATATTCACCTACATAAGGAGAATCACAAATCTGAGCAGTAAAGATTAAACCTAATTTAGTGGACTTACCAGATTTATTAGCTACCATCATCATTGAATCTTTTGGCTCTAATAAACCTCTAATACCTGAAGGAATCTTAATCCTTGCTTGAGGTTTAAGGTTAATCGTATAAACCTTTCCATCTTTAATACTAACATCAAAAGCCGAAGGATCTGGGTTTGCCAGAAGTAAATCTCCTATAGTTAAATCTGTTGGTACATAAAAGTCTAAACCAGCATCTCCTTCATTGTGACGTGTTGGTGACTTAACTTCTCTTACTTTCGTAAATCTAAATTTTGTTGTTGCCATAATAATATATTATTTGATGTAAAACTTCTCCATAGGTAAGATCATCTATCTCTTTATATGTAATAGGTCTAAAATCTTCAGTACCTACGATTTCTTCTAGTTTCTTATTTATATTTTTAATGAAACTACTAACCTCAGTTTTCTTCATAAATACTTTGATAAGTATATCAGATTGCTGAACCATGTAGTGTGGATCGTTCAAATACCTACAAAATAAATACCATATATAAGGTATCATTTCCTTTATTAGTTTCTCTTGTTTACTCATTTCATTTCCTTATAAATTTTCCTGATAGTTTTAGTAGGTACTTCATATTTAGCAGAAGTCTTCTCTACTACCTTTTTCCTATCAAAACCTTTTCTCTTTAATCCTCTAATGTATTTCTTAATTGCCTTAACATCTTCAAGGATTTCTAGATCCTTATAATTGTTTTCTTCTTCTAATTGTTTACGAGTTTTACCTAATGTCTGAGACATCTTCAAACAACATAACTCAGAATCCCCGCACATCCTACATTCTTTAGTAGTAAGATTATAACCTTTACCAAAGCAGGGATCTTTATCAGTACCTATCTTTGATAAGTCAAATGGTTCGAGTGGATCATGTTTAAGTAAATCTACTCCTTTATTCTTTTTCATATCTTATACTTTTAATTCCTTTATAAGGAATAGTTCTTGTTAAATACTTCTTTCTATCCTCTTGATAAGCATTCGTACCAGTATACCCACAGCATTTCATTTCAGGACAAAACCCTCTATATAAACAGGAAGGTACACAATAATGAGCAAGTATAGGTTCTATTTTATAGAGCTCATCTATAACCATATTCCAGGCTAATCTAGTTACTTTATCAGCTCGATTGCATAATCTTACCTTAGATATGTTAATAAGTTCTTGAGCATTAACATAGAGCATCATATTAACTGGATCTGTTTGTTTTCTGGTAGACCTATCAACTCCAGTTATATCTCCTCTTGAGGTTGATACAAAAGGCTGAGCATGTACATGTCTTACTAAGTGACCCATGTTACAGAATGGGATATCCTTAATAGTTATCTCAAATTGTAATAACCTCAACGGAGAATGCTCAGATATGATTATATCTTCCTTGAATTTATCAGAAGGCTCTTTAATTAAAGGAGCAAGGTTTTGAGTGAACCTTGCTGCATTCAGTACATCATTCCATGATGTTTTACATTTTACGTTTACTTTCATCTATATATCCTCTTAAAGCTAAATGTTCTAATTCAATGAATAACTTAGAAATTAATTCATTAGTAATTTTACCGTAACGTTCTGAAGATTTATACTCCTTACCATTTAATTCAGTAGTTAACCTTAGATAATTTAGAGTAAATTGTGAATCATTTCTAGCTATATAGAGATTCAGTTTTATCTCTCTACGTAATTTCTTAAGTAATTTAGCTTTCATATATTAAATCGTTCTTATACCTAAACTTATTTTCCTTATTAACATGAACACAGGATGTTTGGATTTATTTACATATAACCAATCTAAAGCCTTTAGTAAACGTTGATTTGAGGATACTGATAAAGCTAAAGTTAATTGCCTAAAGATATCCTCAGGTATATCCTCATTAGGATATTTCTTCTGTAGGATCTTCTCTACATATAACCATTGATAGTTAGCTTTCTTGATAAGATCAATGTTAGTTCTATCTTTCTCCATCTGAGATTTAATCTTCATGCAGTTATCTAAGATCTCCTTAAATACTTCTCCATGAAGATGTAGTAGATTCTTTACTCTAGTCAGGGTATCTTTACCAACTAAACATTCTTCTAATCTCTTTTCGATTTCTTCACTTGACATAATTATTCGCTTAAGTTTTTAATATTATTTACTATAATTCTTTGGTTTTCTATTTCCTGTTGAATATATTTCTCTATCTTCTGAGCTTCTTCATAATTCTCTTCAGATATGAATTTATTCTGTATTTCTCTTAACTGTTTAAGGTATAATGTACTTAGATAGTTTTTTATCATATACTGATTACATAATAATACCTTATGTTCATTATCTAACTCCTGTACCTTATTAGAATAATACTTATTTAGATTACTTATTACTACTAACAGTAACAGATTTAGTATTATGGTGAGTGTACCTATGATTATATTAAACATTGTTTTATGTATTAAATTAATAATATGCTCATTAGCCCTAAGCTTTATATCTTTCCCTAAAAGAAAAAGATATAATCTATTAGTCTATGCCTTAGCCTTGAAAGTAAATTTGGTATATAACCTTGCTAGATTAATCACTTTCAATTTCTCTTGCCTATAGTATCTAGCTCTCTTTTTAGAATGTCTTCCTAAGTATCTACCTGGATATTGAATATCATCTAGATAAACTCTATTCTTACCCTCATAGGTTCTTACCAATCGTCCAAGGAATTGAATAGATTTCTCCTGTGAGTTCATCCCTGCTGCATTAATCATATATCTCAGTTTAGGGAAGTTCTTACCTCTGGCAATGATTGTAGTAGATATTAATATATCTATCCTACCTTCTCTAAAATTTTCCATTATACTTTTTCTTATGCTTGCAGGAGTATTTACATGCACATAAGCAACTTTATATCGTAGATCTAGTGCATTAGATAAATACTTATATAAGTTTTCACAGTGTTTAATATATTTGCAAACTATGAGTGCTGGTAATCTATCATAAGTTATATTATATTTTAACCTATCCAATATTACCTTATAAGAATCTTTGTTCTCAATTACATTGGCATCATATTCTTCCTGATATACTCTTATCTCTTTATAATTCTTAGGATATAAATCTATACACGGTACCAGTTTAACTATAGTGTTAGTTGAATGACCAACCTTTATTGAATCCTTTATAGTAAACTTAAACATCTCTTTACCAAAGAAAGCCTCAAGATTCATATTCTTAAGTTTATCCTTAGCAAGGTTACTCATATAGATTGTACCTGATAGGCCTATTCTTACTCGGGTATTATAGAGATGGGTTAAAACTGTTTGGTACATTTTACTACCGGCTAAGTCAGCCTCGTCTACTAATACCATATCTACTTTAGCTAACTCATTCTGGTACTTCTTAATATTACGTGATATAGATTGTACCATTCCTATACTAAAGTTAGACCAGTTCTCTACCTTACTACCTTGAATAAAGGTTATATCCTCATCTGGTAAATATTGCTTAAACTCTTTTTGAGATTGCCTTAGCCAATCAGCATCTTGGGTTATCAATAAAGTTTTAAGTTGTCTACCATAACTGTAATATAAAGAAGACATCAATAAACTCTTACCAAAGTTAACTGCAGCATTTACTACTCCAATATGAAAAGGTATATCTGCTATCCTATACTTTAATATATTTTCTAGAGCCTGTAATTGTTCTTTACGTAAACTATAGTTACCAATGTTTTTAACTATCTTAGCTTTAGGTATAGGTCTTCTAGTATCTATGATTTTAATACTCAAACCATATTCTTTCAACATTTGATAAACCCTTGGTAACATACCTATCTTAAATACTCCATATTTATTTAAGAAGTGTACCTTACCATCCCAGCCTCTAACTTTCCTCATTAGATAAAAAGCTTGAGGATGTTTAATACTAAGTTCATCGTATAACTTTACTGCATACTTTTGAGGTATATCTAGTTCACACTCATTGCAGTTTTTAATAATGATCCTATTCATCTTCATCGTTTATTTTATTCCATAAGCTACCTTCTACAGTATTGATATAATCTTCGTTAGAAGCTTCGGAGTGTTTATACATAAACTTGGTATAATATCCGTAAGCCTTATCATTTACTAAGTTCTGTGGTTCAGGCATACCATTACACCAAGCTAATCCTTCGAATTGAGCATCTATCCAATCTCTATAATCTATATCATCTTCATTACATTTATTAGCTACATCTTTGAAGTAAGCATATAAACTTGGTTGATTGGTATAATCAACTCTAATACCAGTTCTATTTACAATGGTTTTACAATAATAATCATGGATCTTCTTAGTAAACCCAGGATCAGAATCTTCTAATAGCTCTTGTTTAGATTGATAAGTCTTAGATATTTCCTCGGACATATTCAATAAGCTGTTAAGATAAGATTTATGATTCCTATTCTTTAATAGGTTTAATCCTGTCTTAATATATTCAATGTAACCTGCTCGAGTTTCTAATTCAAAATCCTTACAAAAGGTATTACAGATATCTGCTAACTTTTTACAACTTGCCCATAATCTTGGTTGAGATTCTTCTATCTTTCTAACACCTTTGAATTTCATACTTACTTGAACTGAGTAGAAGATGTTAGCTGCAAGGTTAGCATCACCTAAGCTTGCTAGAGCAATATTATTTGCTTTCTTTCTATTCTTACTGCTTTTAATTAATATAATTCTAGTATTTACAGCACTTTGCTTAGCATTAACGAAAAAATCCTCCACTGGGAAGGATTTTACACCAAGCTCTTTTAATAATTCCTTGAACTTAGTTTTTGTTATATGTATACTGGGATCTCTCATTATTTATATCATCATATTTTATTCATATCCTTCCTATCACCTCTATCGATTATAGTTATAAATAAGGAAGCCATTATAGTAATATAAAGTAAGAGTAATACTAATTGTAATACTCCATCTGGTACATAAACTATTATTAATACAATAATACCTATCAAGATAGATATAGCTACTACACATATTAAACCACATACCAAGTTGATTAAAAATTCTTTAATAAAAGGTTTCATATTATTTTAATTATCGTTATATACTAATATAGGATTTACCTCAATCCAAAGAGTTCTTGATTTTAATAAGTTCTTGATAGTCTTGGTATCTAGTGTTATATACTAATTTAAGTACTTCTGTTTTACCAAGATCATTGCAATCTTTACCATCTGGTAGAAACACTACCTTTACTTTCTTAAAATCTACTAATTTTAAGGCAAGGCTTATAGCATAATGTTTAGCATCTGGATCCAGTAAGATTATTATATGTTCTACAGGAGCTTTAATAATTTCATTTACTTGATAAGCAGATATGGCTTTACCCATAGTAGCTATACCTCTTTCACCCATAGTCAAAGCATTGATTGCACCTTCACATAAGTAGACTGACTTATACATTTGCATAGCGTCAAAATTGAATATAAGGAACTCCTTCCCAAGCCCAGTGATGTCCTTATTTGGATTGTTGTATCTTGGACCTGTTCCCATAACGTTACGGGCATTGTAATAGCGAAGCTCTCCATTGTAGTAAAATGGTATAATGAGATACCCAAATAATGGTCCTTCGTTACAGTACCCAATGCCAAGTCTAGACAGTCTATCAATTTGAAAACCTCTCTTTCGGATATACCTTTGCATTCCAAGAGCCAGTTGACTGGTACCAAAAGTGATATTACGGAATCCTTCTGGTAGATATACGGGCTGTTTACTCGGCAACTCGACTTTCTCCTCCTTAAACTCCAGTTCATCAAAGTTTCCATTGTTCAAATATTTAATAAGTTCACCATACGTTTCTAAGTTCTCTATATCCATTACCATTTGAGCAGGATTAGGATGAGAATTACATCTGAAACAATTACATCTGTATAGAGATAGATTAACTCCCATCTTTTCTTCTCTGCCACAGTAAGGACAAACTGGTACCCTTAGCCACCCATGTTTATACTCAAAAGCTCCTAACCTTTTTATAAAGTAGGAGTACAATTGAGATTTGAATTTAGAAGTTATCTTCATATCCCTAACTAGCTCTCTGATAGATGTTATTATCTTTATCTACAGCAAATATACCTAACCTTTTTATCTCTGGTTGATTTATAAGAGTACTAATTGCAACGCAATGTTCTACACCATTCAACTTAAATGTTTTAACTACCGTCCATTCTTTTCTGCAACCTTTTAACTTAAAGGTTTCTCCTTTGTGAAACTTTTTCATTTCTGTATTTCTTTTATTTGTTTACGTACTACCTTTCTCAATTCCTTGAGATCTGATAGAGTTAGGTTATCTATTACTAAACTCATATTATGGTGAGAGAATTTTATCTTTACAGATTTCACTCTTGCTTCATGTTTGTTATTATTAAACATGAATCTAGTTAGTTCCTTCTGAATAGTAGAAGTTATTTTGTAATAATTAAACTTAGATATCTCCATGTTCTAATTCTTTAGCTCTTTTAGGATCTGCATTAGGATTCTTATTAGATTTAATAAACGCTTCATCTAATTTATTTCCATATACTTCATCATATTTCTTACGTTGTTCTATAGTAAATTCCTTAGCTTTTTGTTTCTCTATATCTACATGAAATAAAGCTCTTCCACTCGGTTTACCATCTCTCTGTACTACTAATTCAAGTCTTTGGATATTATCTTTATCCTCTTGATCTGTTGCATTAAGACCATAAATAACTTGGACATGTCTTACTATATCTACGCATTTAGCAATATCATTTTCATCATATCTAGTAGTTCTATGTTTCTTTCCCTCTCTAGTTATATGGTTTGCAGTCCAAACCATGTCTAGATCTTCAGATTCAGCCATATTTTGAATATCTATAAATACGTTAGATATTCTATCAAAATCTTCTCTATCTCCCTGAGTAGAAGCTAACTTAGCTGCATAATCTATAATAACTACCTTGATATTGATACCTTGTTCGGCTAGTTTATGTATAAGGTTGGATATGTAATTACAGTTAGTTGCCATTGCAGGAACTCTTTCTATAACCATTTCTACACCTAATCTTTGAAGTTTACGAGCATGACGAGATTCTATAGCATCATATTCTCCTGAGTATAATTCTGATTTAGTTTTACCAATTGAAGCTTGTATTACACGATCCATGATTTGATCCTTACCATTCTCAGTATCAATATATAATACATCCTTCTTCATTCTCAAATATCCTAAAGCTAGATTAACCAGGAAGAAAGTCTTCCTTGCTTTTGGTTTATCTAATAATACTCCTACTGAATGAGTGGGGAATCCTCCTGCATTAGTTAATTTATTCATCTGCCTAAATGGGCATGGTACTATAGCAGGATCATCTTGTCTCTTAAACTGTCTTTCTGCAACATCCCTTACTAAATATAAAGGAGCATCATCCTTCTTTGGTTTAGCTTTTTGAAGGATCTTATCTATCTTATGATAATACTCTTCATATTGGTGGAAGTCATTTAGATCGAAACTATCGTTGAGATTCTTCATCTCTATAAAGGTAGTAAACTGATATACCTTTTCTTGTATATAATCCCTATCCTTTAGATGTACATTATATAAATTATCTACTATACTGAGTATCTTAGGTACATCTTCTTTAGTTACCAGATCTACATAATCCTTACTTTCTAGTAATTCTTTAATAACTTCCTTTAATACATTTGCAGAAGGTATTTTATTAGACTTACGTTTAAGATATTTAACTAGAGCTTCTGCAATTATAGAATGTTCTATCAATGTTAAATATCCCGGTTTAATTCTCTTTAATACTAACCTACCTTCCTTATCCTGGATTATAAACCTAAGGATCTCTAATTGAAAGTTAATATCAAAGGTAAATTTGAACTTTGACTTTTTCATTTCTTGTAGCTGTTTTACTTATGTATTATAATAGAAATTATAGAAACCAGTATCTTAACTATCTAGAACCACCTGCTAATCCTCAGCTCTAGTGTTAAATTTCTGAGAATTTATTTGCATATTATATATAAAATGATTATATTTGCAACATATTATAAATAATTAATGGGTATGAATAAAATTATTAGCGACGGTTCAGAAATACATCGTCTTAAACCTATGCAAAAAGGTTATGATGTTAAACTATTTGATAAACTCTTCAAATTAGTTCAGCCAGTAATTAGTAATTTAGTAAGAGGTATTGATATTAGAAGGTTTAATATTACTACAGATATTCTTACTTCTCAATTTTATGATAAGATGTTATTCGTTTTTAATAAGTATTATGGTACAGTTGATGAAGAACATCTTAAGGCTAACATATTAAGAGCTTTATCTACATATAAGAATCATTTATTAAAATATGCTTATAGTGATAAAGCTTCTTTTAATCAAAGTTTAAGATCTTTCGAAGATTTATTTGATAATAGTAAGGAAGATTTTTCTGATGAGGATGATTCGATTAAGGTTAAAAATGATATGTGGGATATGTTAGATACATATATGAATAATCATTTATCCTTAGATGCTAAATTAGTATGGGAAATGACGGTATCTCCTACTCCCTTTATAGAAACGAATGCTAAGTTTGGTAGGATCACTAATAGCTTATTAGTAGAATTCTTTAATTTACCTAAGAATAGAACTTCAGTTAGATATATAGGAGAATTAAGAGAAGAAATATCTCAAACCTTAGAACAAGCTAAAAAGGATTTGAGATATTAACACAATAAAGGGAGGACCCTATCACTAAGGTCCTCCCAATCAACCTAAACTAAAACAATCAAATCAGACAGAAGCCTTTTCTCTAATATATCTTATTCGCTCACCAATAGCGCAGTGTTGATGTTTGTTATCTATGCCGTGATAACCGTTCCAACGCAGTTTTACGCCCTATATAAGCACTCCAACTTCTTTTGGATATCGCTTCTTTTCTTCTTTCCAACCTACTTTGTCATCTTAAATATGAACGCAATGCGTTCTGGAGCCGCTTTAGGTATCACGATGATAGCGTGGAGTTA